GTGCTGCCCGGCGTCTTTGATGATTTTGCGCAGATCGGCGGAATCCTCCACATCGAACGGGTAGCGCATGTAATCGGCATATTTATCGAGATTGGCCACCTGCATGACTTTATCTTTGACCAAATCTCGCCCGCCGCTCAATTGGTTGAGCATGATCGCCGGCTTGCCGCGCGCGATGGCCAGGTAGGCCAGTGTGCCATTCGAGATGACCAGGTCGGCCTGGTCGATGTCGGCGGTATCGTTGGTGGGTTTGACCTGCGTATAGCTCACGCCCGGCGCCTCCCACAGCCCGTTCGCCGCCAGGTCGCCGATATAGCGCACCGTAATCTTTGCGCCCCGGATCTTGAGCAGCCGTTCGAATGTTTGCTGATTGATAGCCTCATCCTCCGGATAGGACCAGCTGCCGCCCTTCATCGGATGGATCGGGCCGAATAGGATATTCATGCCCTGCTCGGACTGCTTAGTCCGCAGGGTTTGGAATGGCCTCTGCTCGCAGTAGTACCAGCCAATCACGTATATCGGCTTGGAGTAACCATATCGGCGCATCACTTCAGCCTGTCCCGGCGCCATGACCAGGTTGGCCGTCACCGCCTCGTAGGGCTCCCAAATGCCATCCCAGCTCAGGATCGGCGCCGCCCCATGCGGATATAAGAATACCGGTTTCCCCGCCCGGCAATAGGGGTCGATCGTACTGCGGAAACCGTATTGGTCCATGTCATGATCAATCAGCAGGGCGTCAGCATGCGACGCTGTGCCATTGCCACCTCCTGGACTAATTACTTTATGCCCGCATGCCAGCAGCGCCCGTTTGAGACCATTTGCCTTACCTCTCCGGTTGAGGATGGCGATCTGCAGCTGCTGTGCAACGCTCTGCGTTGCCGGTGCCGTTCTCACCCACGGCCTTTGGTTTGATCTGGTGGGGTGTTTGGAGTTCTGGCCATAACGAATATTCAGGTACAATGCCTGGCCCTTGATGATATGACCGCATTGCACGCCGAAATGCGCTACCTGCCTGATGCCCAGGCGCTTGCAATCCTCTGCGAATGGGAAGTCGGGCGCGGTCATTTGGGCGGTCGTGCGGAAATCCACCCGTTTCAATACGTTGCGCTGGATCAACAGGCAACCCATCCCCGCCCCATGCGTATCGACCACGCCGGCTTGCACATCCTGCCCCAATCTTTTCTGATACATGATCATGCTGGGCCGCACCGCGCCCCGCAGCCGGTAGACGTTGGGAATATTGCGGAAGCCGCGAAAGAGATAGATCCCATAAGCCGTCGGCGCGCCGGCGTCCCACAGCAGCTGTAGCGCATCCGGCGGCACCAATATGTCGTGTTCGACCGTCATTAACGCATCGTATCCACCCTCCAAAGCCATCTGCCGCGCTTTCCGGTATTGGTGCAGCACATTGCGATTGTCAGGTGGAGGATAGGGATTGTCCATGCCGATCTCTACATCAAAATGCCCGCTAAAATTCAGCTGGTGAATTTTAGATAGCGTTTCAGAGTGGACGGCAAGCTCTCCATTTAGCAGCGCGTAGGTCGGGCAGAATACGAGCACCCTTATAACCATGAAACCTCATCGCAGTAGACTCTTTTACCCGGTGCTTTCCTGATCTTCTTCGTTTCGGGTTCGATAAATCTAAAAACAAACGGCAGCAGGCTTTCGATGTCCGTCTCGTCAATCTCGTGCAAACTCCAGCCGAAAGCCTTCACCATCTGAATCTCCAGATCGATCAGCCAGATGTCCCCAGGAGCAGAATCACCTACCCCTGGGGTGGGGGATTTGGGTTCGCCCCGTTCTTACCGCTCATCTGGCCGGCCTTCGCCACGATCGCTTCGATGACAGCCATCATCTCGCCGGCATCCGCCCCGTTCTCCAGCTGCTCCAGGCTGAACTGCCCGCCGTAGAAATCGACGACCAGCTGCGCGATGCTGTCCAGGTCCTCCTCGGACAAATTATCTGCGTCGAAGGCCTTAGATAGGCCGATTGCCCGCTTGAGCAGCTTCCAGGGCACGAATGACCGGCTGTGCTCTCCGGCAATCTCGTCGTTTGGCCCGTAAAGCGTGAGCTTGATCGGTGCGCCTGGCATTAGCTGCTCGCCACGAACAGCGGTTCCGGTACGGCGGCGAACCAGCCGGTCGGATCGAACCCAGCCGCATCTTCGTCGCCGATGATGCGCTTCACCCCGTCCGTCACGCTATCGCTGAGATCCCATTCGAAGATCGTCTTGATGGCGCTGTAAGTGATCTCCAGCGTTTGGGGTTCCGGCGTCTCACCTTTCGTCGTTGCCGCCTCGGAGGGCACGTTGAAGCGGCCCTTAAGGAAGGCGTAATAGCGATAGGACCCGTTCGACTTGAGCGAGCGGAACATCAGGGCAAAGTAAGGTGCAACGCCTCCATCATCGTACAGCAGCCCGTTGACGGCGTCATAAACCCGTCCGGTGATCAGCGCCAGGATTTGCAGCGGGATATTGGTCACCGTCAGAGTGATGGCCGTCTCACCCTCCGAGCTCATTACATCGAATGAGGCGTCGTCGGCGTATTGCGTAACGGTGTTTTGGGTTGGCTCCTGACCGGCCTCGGCCGCCGGCGCAAGGTATTGTGGCGTCCCGGCCGTGTAGCCCGCCGCCTCGTCCTGAGTCACCTCGGCGATATACAGGCTATCCAAGCCTATTCTTGATTTGTACTCACCTGAATCGATTGGCATTTTTTACTCCTTGAATTAGATTATGAGCTCGCTTCTTCTACCGGGATCTCCGTGTAGACGTATTCGAGCGCCAGGCCGTAATGCCTGGTCTGGATGTTGTAAGGCAGTTCCCGCTGCGGCCCGCGGGTGAAATTAGCCGCGACCATCGCTCCGTCCACATCTGGCAGGTCCGCCAGGCCGGAGCGGCTATAGACGGAGACCTGCATCCGGTAACTGCGCATCACTTCCACGTCATCAGCATGCAGCTCCGGGGGGCTGGAGACCAGGAAGTAGACCAGGTATTGATCCGGCAATTGTTCGCCGGTCTCCTGTATCATGGCGTTGGCCGCCACGGGCACACCCAGATCGGCTAGAGCCTCTTCCACCAGCTCCCAGATGGTCACGGGAGGCCTTCCCGCTTGGCCACTTCGAGCATCGCCCGACGCGCCTTGCCCTTATCCGCGTCGAGCGTGGGCCGGATATAGGGCTGCGCCGGCATGCTGGACGTGCCGTATTCCTGGGCGTTGCCATAGCGGGCCGTGTCGGCATCGGTACTTTTCGAGATACCTACCAGGATATAATGAAAATTCCCGTCCTGGTGCGGTCCGTCTACCTCCAGGTGGCTCTCCAGGTTGCGCGTATCCTTTGGGACTCTGCGCTGCATACCATCCAGCAGCACCTCGCCGCCCGCGGCCAGCATTTCATCCGCCACCCGGTCAACGTTCTGCCCGGCCTGGGCGATTTTCTCCAGATATTCCTCAAAACCCTTAGTGGTGATTTTTGCGCGCACGACCATTAGCCCGGCCTCCAGCGTTTCACTTTCAATTCCAGGTATTCATGCCGCTCCCGAACGTCGTCGATCGAGACGATCTCGAATAGATCCTCGCCCTTCTGGACGACGCAGGTCATATCGACCCCGTCCAGGTAACGAATGGTGACCGTCGCTGCCCCTTCGGCCTGCACGGATTGCGCCGCCCAGGCTTCTCCGCCGTGGACGTTGACCCATTTGGCCCACGCCTCGGCGATCTCCGTCAGATCCGGCACCTGGAAGCCGCCCGCCTCCGTGGTAATGCCGCGTGAAAGCAGCGTCACCTGTGTGCGTAGCTCGCCAGGATTGGTCACCTTACCATCAAGATTCATGCACTCCTCGAATCGGAATTCTTATTCGCTCGGAATCCCTATTCCGCTCGAAATTCCTATTTCGCAGTGTTTGCACGCAAACATAGCCGCCTCCACTTTAGGCCGTGGTAAAGGCGATCTCCTTGCTCAGCGTCTGGCCGTAGATGTCCGCCGCCGCCTGGATCACGAGGGTATAACCGGTATCTGCCTCCAGGTCGCTTTCCGGCGTGATCGTCAGGATCTTCCCGGTGACGTCCAGGGCATTCGTGATATCGATTTCGATTCCATCCTCATTCTGCAGGCTGATCGCCTCCTCGGCGGAGGCGTCCATCTCATGGTTGAAGACCAGGGTCGGGTTGACCGTGACGGCCACGTTCATTGCACCATTGGCCGGGTTGCTGGCTGTCAGCGCCAGGGCCTCGTCCGGAACTCCGGACGTCTCCAGCGTCAGCGCCACAGCTTCTAGCTGCGAGAGCGCAGCCGATAACCCGAAACCGAGCGCCGCGCCCGCCGCCATCCCGCCCGGGTCCTCGTGCCAGCGCACCAGCAGCATCCTGGCTGCCGACTTCGCCGTCGGGTGGATCGTCTCGTCGGCAGCCCAGTCTCTTCCGGTCGCGGTGGCGATATACGCATCGACTTGTGGCAGCAGGTCCAGCATATTCTCATCTTCCTCCGCACAGCGCAGGACGGTTGCCGCCTCGGCCTCGGTCAGTATGTAGACCGGTTCGTCGGACATATTTAGCTACGAGCTCGGCTCGGCGATCGTCAGCAAAGCCATCGCTTCGCTGTCCATCCCGGCCGCATCAGCGCGCATGATCCCGCGCACTTCACTCGTGTTCGACCGCCAGGCGCTCCCGCCGAT